TGTCCATCTTCTCACGAGCTTGTTGAGCCTTTGTCGCCATATCTAAGATATGCTTTTCTTGCTCTTGCTTGAGTTTGGCTTGATGTTCTTTCTCGGCATGCACTAAGCTTTGTCTGTGCTGGTGCTCAGTGTGGTGCATCTGCTGGGTGGCTTGCGCTACGTCCATGATATGCTGCTGGTTAAGCTGCTCGGGTGTTTGAACTGCGTTTTGCGCTGGTTGCGCTTGTGCTGCCTGTACCCCAGCTTGCTGTTGTTTCAACTGTAGCTCCGCTTGCTTGAGTGCCAACTCGCCCTGAACTTTATGAGCTTGTGTCTGAGCTTGCGCTGCCTTGATCTGCAACTCTTGCTGCTGCATTTGAACCAAAGGATCTTGAGCTTGTTGCTGAGCTTGCTGTTGTGCTGCCATCGCTTGGTGCTGCTGTGTGAGCTGCACTGCGGCTTGGGCCACGAGCCTAGACAACTGAACCTCTTGATCCGGTGGCAACTTGGCATCTGGTGCTGGCATCTGCACACCCAACTGCTTCTCAATCTGGCTCCTATACTGGAACGCCAAGTGGTCTGCGATGTGCGCTTGGATCGCTGCTTGCATCTGTTGCGCCATGGGGTTTTGCCCAATCTGCTGAGCAATCATGGGATCCTGCATGAACGTAGAGTGCACCGCAATGTGCGCATCGTGATCTTGGAAGATAAAGGCTTTTGTAGGCTTTCCTTTGAGGAAGCCCATGTTCTCACTGATTGGATCTTTGGGCATCTCGTCATCTTCAGTCGGCACCAACTTGTCGGCGTTCTTCACACCCAACACCTCGATCATCTGACGGTGCAACATCGGTAGATCATAGATCTGTGGAGCGCTTTGCGACAACTGAATCACAGCTTGGTACTGCATGATCCGCTGAGCCATTGTGCTTGAGTTGGGATCCGATACTGGGATCACCTCCACCAAGTCGTAGTCAGACTGTTTGGCTTTACGATCTGCTTTGTCTGGGTCGTATGCGTAGGATTTCGGAGCATGCTCTCTGATGATTTCTTTCAAGAGCTTGAACTCTTGTCTCATCGAATAGTGCACACGGGCCTGCACAGCAGACATGGTCTTTAGCTGCCTCTCCAATAGAGCTAGCGTAGTACCCACAGGTGCGTTGGCACCCATGTCAGACACGTTCATATCTGCGATTGAACCAAGTCTTCTACCTTCGTCTGTGATCTCTTTAAGTAGACCTGCCAGAACCTGACTGGGTTCTTTGTATGGTAAGGGCATGATGTTGTCACGCAGTGCGCCTGACGCAATGTCCACATCTCTAAACTCTCCGGGGGCGATCGGTGTATCGTCTCCCTTAGTACGCAGCCCACGGGTCTTCAACCCTCCGGGCAAGTTAGAGAGCGTACCTGCATCAACGAGCTGTCTGATGATCGATGTACCTGCACGTGCATAGCCACCAATCAAATGGATGTATCCTAAACCATAAGCGCCAAAACCTGGCACATAGTCGTACTGAACTAAGTGGTCTCTCTTGAGTTTGAGTGGGTCTTTCTCTTTCCAATTGCGGTAGATTGAGAGAACCTTGCGCGTGCCTTTTTCAATCGAGATGATATAAGGTCTGGCGATGCCATCCTCATCTTCAAACATCGGCAAGTCATAGTCAACTTGAATTTCACAGATCTGATAGCGCTCATCGTCTGTCAATGAGTAGCCTTGCTCTTCAGCTTTTTTCTTCTCAACATCAGTGTGGATCTGTGTGGGTTCACCTAACTCAATGTCACGATAGAACCCTGAAACCTGCAGCTTTCTAATGTCGTTCTTGGTCTTCCTCATGATGTGAGTCACACGCTCAGCCATGCGCGCACCACTGGATCCATAAGGAATAATCACATCTTCTGCGGGGATATAGATTGAAGTCTGTCTACCAATGTTGGGGTCATAGTAAACTTTCTTGAACGCTGATCCTGTCAAACCTAAGTTGAACAACATCCTCTCATGCTCTGGTCTGTACTCAGGCATGCCCTCGGTCAACTCATAGTTCATATCAGCGCCAACTCGCTCAGCGGCTTCTTCCTTGAGCTTATCTATCGCACCAATGATCTCAGTCTTAACAGGGCCAGCAGCAGGAAAAGTCTCAATGATCGTTTCACTTTGAAAACGTACAGCAGCTTCTGTGAGGAGTGGGGAGTAAACGCCACAAGCACCGTTCCATGGCTCGGTTCTTTCCTCATACTTCATCCCCAATACTTCTAAGCCCTTGACGAGCATCTCAACCCAATCTTTTCTTGAGTTGATATCTGCCTCCACAAGCTCCATGAGGCCACTGGAAATTTTCCCAAGCTCACCGTCGTCTAAGTACTCGGCTAAGTTGTCATCAAATTCTGTAGGGCCTAAGTCCTCTTCGCCTTCTGGTTCCGCTTCCTCACCCGCAATTTCAATTTCGATCTCTCCAACGTCTGGGTCAAGACCCTGCATGATCCCTTGAGGCGCGGCGTATAAACTCTTTTCCATGATTGATCCTTAATAATATGATGAACGTCGGCCTGATTTGAAGTAGACTCTTTCTTCCGGCTCGTCACTCGGCAGTCTCAAGAAACCACCTTGCCTAAAACGCATGAGTGCAAGTGTTGTCGCGTCCACCAAGTCATCATGTTCTCCTGATGGGAATGCAGCGATCTCATCTACTAACTCTTCGGCCCAACGGGTCTCGGGTACCCAAACTTTACCAGACGCAATGATGTCAGCTACCGAGTTTAATCGCGCAATCTTGTCTTGTCCACGACTAGGCGTGTAGTCTTGAACCGGTATTCCCATGGCTCTTAGCTCATATATTAAGGGTGCTCCAGTCGCTTTTTTCTCAATTAACACCCCATCTGGCTGCCATTCTTGGTATTCTTTGAACACATCGTGCTTCAAATCTATCCACTCAACACGCCTTCTATATGTGTTTAAAAGGATCAAATTGGGCAAATTATGGTCTTTATTGTTGTAAAAAACGCCCCAAAGTGTGCCCGCAGAGTAGTCAGCACGCTGAGTTTTCTCATATGCCGTGTCCCAAGTCTGCAAAATATAGTCACATTCAGGCGGTTCTTGCTCTGTCCATATCTTCCACCAGTCTCTTTTGATGATCGCAGACTCGTTTCCAACAGGATTTTGCTGGTATTGGGCTTGCCATTTTGCATTTGGCAACTCTTCTCTGAGCGCATTTAGCTCATTTAATGACCAAAACTCTGGCCATAGGGGGTTTCCCGAGGGCAAAATCGCCGGAAATTCAATGACTTCCCACTCTTCACCACCCCTAGAAGCACTTGCTTTGATCACTTGCCCAGTCAAATCTCTCATTGACCAACGTGTCATCACGATCACAATTGATCCACCCGGCTGCAAACGCTGCCTTGGGCCAGACGTATACCATTCATAAACCTTGTCATAGACTTCTGGGTTCGTCGCCGCCATCGCAGCTTCTTGTTCTGAGTGTGGGTCATCAATAATAAGTATGTCAGCACCCTTACCGGTCACAGCACCGCCTACACCAATCGCAAAATAATCTCCGCCTTTTGATGTGTTCCAGCGACCAGCCGCCTTGGAGTCTGCTTGTAAGTTCAGATCCGGAAAGATCTCTTTGTATACTTCGCTATCCACAAGGTTACGGACTTTACGCCCAAAGCCTACCGCCAATTCCGCAGTGTGTGAAGTCTGGATGACTTTTTTGTGTGGATATTTTCCAAGAAACCATGCAGGTAATAAATAACTAGCAAACTCGGACTTAGTATGACGAGGAGGCATATTAATAATAAGACGCTTACACTCGCCGCGAGCCACACGCTCAAACGCTTCAGCCATCCTAGCATGGTGTCTCCCTGATATAAATGTTGGCCACACCTTCTGTGTGAACTTTAAAAACTTGGCTCTAGCAAGTTCTTGCTCTTTGAGCATCTCCAAATGGATGAGCTGTTTCTCCAATACCCGCATCTCCGACTCTGACAGCCTTGGCAGAATCTTGGTTATGTCTTTAAGAGAGACGTCTTGGACTTCACTCATCGATGGAATCGTTCTCTAAATCAGATGTACTTATTGCCGTTTCAGAGACTGCACCTAGGTGCGTATCCAGATCGTCTAGCGGAGTGATGTCGCTGATATCCTCATTGCTATTAAGTAGCCTTTTGACTCTTTCTTTGATCGAGTTCTCAAGCGACTCCGACGACTTATGATTGATGGTGATTTCGCTACGGTTGGTAAACAAACCAACGTCCGAGTGCTTACCCAGCAGTTCAAGGGCTTTGATTTCAATTTTGTAATCTCCGCAATCAGCTAACTGAACCAATTTATTGGTGATGAAATTTCTAGCTTGCTGCGCATCCTCGAATGTCTGGTAGTCGTGTTGACTAATGATATTGAGAGCGGCTTTGGCAACACCGGGGTTGCTAATGTGTTTGGGAGTGTTGGTGGGCTGAGTGGTTAACTCA